AACGAACTCCCCCCTCTCGAAACGCTCGTCGATGAAAAGAGGGCATGTGAGGTAGCCGAGAAGATAAACGTTCCGCCCTCCGAGGTGGTCATAGTACCTACCGACATGGAGATAATCAATGGTAAGTACTACTGTGCCTTTTCAGGCGAGATTGTGGACAGAGATAGCACATGCTCGGAGTTTCGTTCCAAAGAGTCCGCACAATCTACCAAGATGATGTGTGACAACTGCTCTCTCGCAGACCAGATTCTGCGCATGATGCCATTGGGGAACTGAAATGCAATTCAACACCACGTCGGCCGAATCTGCGTTCTCCGATGCTTCATTATGTCCAGAATGTGACGCGGTGTTCAACCCTCAATACCTCATGGAGGGCTGTTGCCCGCGTTGCGGTGCATTCATCGGATACGATTGTAGTGTGTTCGCTGTAAACAAATCCATGTCGCACGAGAGCGCACGTAGGGCATCCGAGCGCAACAAACGTATGAAAGAACAGAGGAAGAACAGACGCACTTCGAGGGATGAAGATGGGGATTGAACTTCCTCCATTCAGCGCAAGAGTTGTGGACAACGACGATTGGGATAAACTTGCGTCCAAGTTCTATTGGAGAGAAAATCGCAGAAGGCGTTCAATAGACGAGGAACACAGAGATAAGGGCCAAGACCTCAAACTCCCGACAGGCAAGTTCAACCTCAATAAAATATCTCTGCAAGAATCATGGCAGAGTATCGCATGGGATAACTATGCCGAATCCTATCCTCTCGACCAACCTTACTTCTGCAACAAATGCGGATGCCAGATGGCCACGGGATTCCCCCCAGAGAACTGCCCCCGTTGCGGTGCCATAACTATCATGGGGCGCATGGTGGCAGACAGACTATGGAATAAGTGAAGGTATGGCGATATACGAATGCAGAGTCGGTGCGGTAAACAAAACAATTTATAAAAGCGATGGTGATTACATGAACATACTAGTAGTGAAAAAGTCGAACAATGCAGTCAAAGACCGCGCTGTTGAGAAGATTTGGAGCCTTATCTCCAAGAAATACAACTATCCCCTCCACATCGGAAAGGGATACATAATCGGGCGCGTACCTGATATAGGTGATGCGAAAGCCGCGACGGACTTCTTCAAGAAGTATCCGAAAATCGAGGTATTTCCTCACGACAACTACAATCTCGATGAAGCAATTGCAGTTTACGATTCCCTGCTTGTTGAAGGCATAGAGATGGGCAGGGCTGCCCTGGTTGAAATACTCTCGGATACAGGTATGGAATACGAACTGTTCGACGTAATGCGTATTTGAGAGCCTTCACCCGATTAGTTGTAAAACTCCTTTAATATCACCTTAGTTTCACATTATATGGAATGCCCATATATACTACTGCTGTTGCAGGCGATGCGCTCAAAGACGCGGATATGCTTTCGCATATTCCCAAACTAGGAGAATTAAGGCATTCCCTCGCACTTCCTGACGGCGCACTCGGTACGGAACCGGGTATCAAGACAACCCTCGTCAATATCGAGTCACCGAAGAACTTGGAATTCAAGAATAAGGATTCCGCCTATTTCTCCTCGTTGTACAGATTGGCTTCGTACTATTTCTACAATTGCTCGATGCTCTCAATGACCATCACCCGTATAAAGACGGAAGCATTGAGGAAAGGGTTGGAATGGGTTCCGAGGTTCCAAGCCAGATGCCCTCGTTGCGGTACAGCATTCCCAAAGACCGTATCGAAATGCTCTGTGTGCGAGTTCCAAGGCAAATTCCAGAAACCAGATGTTACACAGCAGAAAACTTTTATCAATTGGGAGGGCGGTTCGCTCATAACCAAATGCAACAGGTATGGGTGGAGTTTGATAGACTTATGCGGTTCGTACCTCACACAGGCTTTATGCTACAACCAGCCATTGGTACTGTGCAAATCGGTTTACGTTGCAGACCACACGGGGCTTGTGCGCGATGAGATTCCGCAAGAGTTCATACCAATTGCACCCGCATCAGCCAGAATGCTGTGCGATGAGCGCGGTAATCCAGGTGATGGAACGGGATTCTGCATATTCGACCGTTACGTTAAATACGACATGAACGCCAAAGATGTCAAACTATCTTCGAGAGACCCTCTCACAGGTATGAAACTGTATCCTGCCAGATGGGAAATATCCGAGGATTTGACAGCGCAGAGTACGGGAATGTTGTACAACGATAACGAGATATTCCACAAATGTTACGGCCTTGAATCGGTCAATTATGGTTTACCTTTATCCATGCTGGTGGCCACAGAGATTAAAGCATGGATAGCCGCGTCTTTACGCATAGAGAAATATTATTCGACAGGGCACCCCCTTGGTATCCTCGTCATTTCAGGCATAACGCAGGACGCGTTCGCCACGGTTAAACGTTCCATTGAATTGCAGATGAAGGCAGACCCTTACGCTCTGCCCATGCTGGGCATTCCTCCTGCACAGGAGAGAGCCTCGGCCGCTAAGTGGATACCTTTCTCTGACCCTCCGACCGAGCAGACAATCTTAGTCATGCAGTCGTTGCAGGAGAGAATATCTTCGATATTCGGCATGTCGGGGTTGTTCATGGGAGATACCAACTCCATGAGAGGAAACGCCAACGAGAAGCACCAGATGGCAATTGTCGATAGGACATTGCTCTCCATCAGGCATCACGTCAATTCAATGCTCAGATGGATAATATCCAAATACAAGACCATCACAGATTGGGAACTCAAATTGGCAGAACCCCCCGACGACCAATCCAGAGACGAGGAGGACGAGAGGAACAAGAAGTATCAGAACGCTCTCCTCTTGAAAGAACTCGGTTTCGAGATTATATCGCAGTCCGACGGCAATATCGAAGTATCTTCGACACCGATGGATTACGACCCTATAAAGGCAATAACGGAGGGCATACTCAATCCCGCGCCCGATAAGGCCGAGGATAGAAAATCCCCCATCCCGTCTGACCCTGGCAAGAAGTTCAGCACCGATAAAGATGATTTGCCGTCCAAGACCTTCGCACCAGACAGCGATGTAGAGCGTGCGGTCAAAGGGTTCTCGATTTCCGCAGATACCGTCGCCAAGGTCATTATGAGCATAGAGAAAGCAGGAGGTAGAATAGTATGAGTTACGAACGCATAGAGGAACTCCCCCCCAACGTGAGGAGGTCTTTCACTCCCGCAGACCAGGCCAAATGGATGGTCGGATACAACGAATGCCTATCCAAGATAGAGGAGGGCGAAGCATGTTGTATCGATGAGTTCAATCCCTTTGAATCCGCTTCGATAGGCGCATGGGAAGGCATGAAAGATGCTGATTCGTCCAGATTCTTTTCGGGGCAGGTAATGGCACAGGTTATAGACCTAGATGGAGAGGTTGCATCAGTCAAGGATTACATCAAGTACAGGCGCGACCTCATAGCAGATGGAGGGATGGGGCAGGCTACCCACTCGTCCGCGCCAGCTTTCACCGTGTGGCTCGAATGGGAAGGGTATGATGATGTGGCGAAAGCACCTGCAATCTTCGTCAAAGGCAACTTCTTCCGCGATAAGGATGTTTACGACCGCGAGTGGTTCAAGTTTATCAACGGGAGGAATGAGTTCTCAATGGGGAGTTCGGCAGAGCGCACTATGGAGTGCGACGAAAAATCATGTTTTGGTGTCTTGCGCCCGAAACAATGGTATGAGATTTCTAACGTAGAGCGCGGCGCAAATCCTCGCACAGGCGTTATAGAGGTGCATATTCCCGAAGGAGAAGGTAACACCGACAACATGACGTTCCTCAACGAGAAGGAAGGAGAGCGTACCCATGAATATCGCCCCGTATCAATTGCATTGAAAGAGTACCATCCGACTGAATGCCCTATCAAAACCAAATACAAGGCGTTCAAAGCGGAAGCATTAGCATTGTTGCCCGATGCCGACATAACCTACCACGAGTATGGAGGAATCGGAATAGTAGGTAAAGGATTGTGTGCATTGAGCGAAGTCGCCAAGGCGTACTATGGAGATGAACTCATTTCCAGAATAGATATGCTCGATGATGAAAGAGAGCGTATGAACATCTTTTTCAGAGGATACACGTCCGAGGACGACAATGACAACTTCTTCACTCTGTCGCACATACTGCGCGGGCTGGTAGGCAAGAGCGAAGATAATGACGCTACTAAGGCAGGATGCCCGGTAGGACAGCACCAGCACGCTGGTATTGCTGGCTGTCACGATGTGTCACGCGACCATCACCAAGAGCATAGAGTAAATGGTTCCGATAAATTGGATTTAACCGATGAAGGGAACATAGACCTCAATGCCATCACCAGCATGGAGACCCCCCAACTCTTGCAGATTGTGAGAACAATCGCAGGAGTAATCAAACGCTATGACGACGACCAAGTGAACAGATTCATGAGTTCGTCGATGGGGAAGGAGTTTGTGCTTATGACTCTTGAATTAAAGAGCCGTAAACGCAAGGAGAGCAGTGGAAACATGACCAAAGAGAACGTTACACCGGCAGAACCTGACGCGATTAAATTCGAGCAGGATGTAGCGGTGGAAACATCGAACATTCTCACCCTGCTTGCCGCGCTCAACGCGAAGGTCGATTCTGTTATGACAGACATCCAGAACATCAAAACACAGATGGCTCAGGGGTCAGGTTCACAGCAGTCAATCTCCGACGCGGTATCCGAAGCCGTCGAGGGTATCGATGGAACGGGTACACCTGCTCCCGGAGCAGGGGCAGGCAAGGGGGATGAAGAAGCACCCAAAGAGGAATCGGAAGGTGTGGGAGAATCGGAGATGGAACCCCCCGTTGGAGTGGCTGATGGTGCGACAGGAACCGAGGGCGGAGGAACCGATGAAGGCGAACCGAAAGGGGAACCCAAAGAGGAACCGAAAGAGGAATCTGACGAAGGAGAGCCGAAAGGTGAACCTAAGGAAGAAGCCGAGGAAGAACCCAAAGACAAGCCGAAAGGCGAGGACAAGGAGGAATCCGAGAATCCGTTCAAGGAGAAAGTCGAACCTGAGAACAAAGAGGATGCCAAGAAAGAGTCCGAGGAAGAACCCAAAGACGATGAAGATGAGGAACCCACTAAAACCGAGGAGAAAGAAGCACTTAAATCGAAGGAAACGAACGCATGGTTGTCGAGGCTGGACGCACTCAAATCCGAGGGAGTAATACTCTCGGTCAAAGGTACACCAGGCACTATGACCGCCGACATTTCCCTCAAATCCGCAAGCGCAGATGTTGTATTGGTGGAGATGGGTACACCCCCGTCCTCTGCCGACATAATGGGTCACGCAGGTGGGGGAAGTGTTTCCGACCTGTGGGGTGCGATAGGCAACCCCTCGAAATTCGATAAAGTATTTAGGAGTCTGTAATTATGTCATACGGAATAACAACTAGCGATGGCCTCTACCAGATTGGTAACACTATGGAAGATGTCAATAAATTGTCGTGGGGCAGAGATGCTGCTTCCTACGATGCACTAAAATCCGCAGGCGGAATAGGCATTGCCACCGCCGGGGCGGCGAACGCAATATACGGGCCGATGCTCGCCAACCTGCCCTACCTGAAAGCAAACGCTCTCGGTGTGCTTGGAGAGAAGCCCTATAAGACCGGCAGAAGGTTCATGGTCAAACTCTCGATGGGCCGTGACGATACCGGCGGTATTATCAGAGGAGGATACCCCACGGCCACCAAATCGCCTGACTATGCACAGGTCCTCATGCCTTACAAACTGAACGCCGTCAGAAGGATGATGACACTCGGTATGATGGAGATTGGGAACAAAGACATCGATGATGTCGTCGTTTGGGAACAGTTCTTCAAGAACGAAGGACTTACATGGACTCAATCCATGAACAACGACATCCTCAGGAGAATCGAGGACGCCCCTATCATAGACCAGGGTACCGCCCCCGTCGGAGGAACCCCGCAGGTTCTCAACGAGAGGGTCGGACTTGAATCTATCGAGAGGATTATCTCGTGTTCCGCAGAGGCGGAATGTCTCCCCGAAGGATATGCCGTTCCTTGGGCAGGTTCCAATATGGGTGGAGAGACCAACGCCGCGTGGGGTCAGTCCTATCGTGGGAGGGTGGGAAGTGCCCCCTCGAACTTCGATGCGTATGTCGATTCCAACTATGTAAGCGGGTCTGCAACGGGAGAGTCTAATCTCAGGCCTCTCACGCTCAACATGATGGACTCTCTGTTCATGGGAGTCATGCCCTGGTGGGAGAATAACCGCTCTTCGGGTAAAGCCCTCATCACCGGTTACGACACAGTTCAGAAAATCCAGCAGATGGGCCAGAGTTTGCAGAGGTTCCTTGACACCAAATTCGCGCAACTCGGTGTCAATGGAGTTTCTACCGTCGAAGGTCGCGAACTCGGATTCCAGGTCGTGTCGTACAACAACGTTCCCATAGTTCCTGATATGCTTGTCAGGAAGGGAACCAAGGCGGACGGCACTCTCGGTATCGGAAGGATATACCTCGTGGACCAGGATATAATCTATCAGGGTAAACTCAGGCAGCCTACTGTGACTGTCAGCGACAACACCATCGTAAACAATCAGTATGTCCGCCTTGCGGATATGAACGTGCTTTCCGAAATCCAGGTTGCTGGTGCATTCAAGGGTCTCGGAAAGATTGTACACATCAACTGATTGTACGCAACCAAACCTTTTACCTCTTTTTCTTTCAGTTAATTTTATATACAACCTCGTGCATATACTAATTGCGAGAGTCCCCGTCAGAACGCAACTACCACAGTTCACCACTCTGATGTACGCCGATTGGGTTTACGCCATTTCCCCACCTCCTGCGTAGCAATCAGGACGGGGGCGAACTCGCAACATTTTCTAACCCTTCCTTTTAAATATGTCACACTCTTACGAACTTCAAGGGCGCAAGCCTAGGAGTCATTACACATGGCAAAGAAAGCAGAAGTCGGAGGAGAAGGAGTCGGTGGAGAGGGAAAAGGCGGAGAAGTCAAAATCGGAGGAGAGTTCGGATTCACCGAGGGACCTCTCTCGCTTGGTAACAAAGGCGGAATCGCAATCACATTCAAAGGCGAATACAAAGTCGGAGGAGTGTGTGTAGGCGGACGCGGAATGGCCATCATGGATGGAGGATACAACGGAATCATATCCGAAGGGGGGATTCTCACCATATGCAATGGTAAAACCGAGATTGCAGGCGGTACCGACCTTACAGGTATAAAGGCGATAATCATCTTCGGAGTTTGATAATTTTCTGAAACCTTTTACTTATATTTTAATAACACCTTGTCTTGTTACGACTGATGTCGTTAATTTACTTCCCTAGCCTTGACGAGTGGAAATTGGATATTCTCGCACCTACCGCAAGCAGTCACTCCACTCTTGTACCGGGCGACATTATAACCAACGATAGCACGTACATAGCATTCGACCTCTCGGATGTTACTAAGGATTCTAAATTTGAAGTGTATCATTCTACGAGCGAAGGCATAAGCATCGCTGACGAGAAGATGATTGTCGTAGATGCCAGATTCTCGATTGTTCCCGAATCTTTCTCCGAGTGTGCATTCTTCATCGAGGACGGTCAGGGCAATCGCATGACGTATGGCGTTTCCAGGAAGGACATCGGTAAGATTACGAGATACAACGTAGAAGCATGTGCTAACAACGCCGAGTTCAATCCTGCATACGTAGTCAAGATTGGGTATCTGTTTTCCGAACCCAAAGTATCTGCACCCGTTGTGTTCGCATTCCGTCTAACCTCTCTCGCGCTATCTTCCGTTCCTGTACCTCTTTATGCAGACCCGCAGGAGACCGTCAGGTTCCTCGGATTGGCGACCAATGACGGCAAACCTCTAATTCTCTCTTACGATTCCAACCCCTCTTACGAGTACATCTGCGAGTTGATTACGCAGGCAGAATCGTTCATAGACGAGAACACGCACATGTCTTGGAAAGAGCGCAGAGAAGTGGACGAGATTCAGAACGCGCCATTGGCTTCATCGCTCAGCGGTCTCGGATACGCGGGGATATGGGCAGGGTTTGCGGAAACGTATTCCGATTCGAGCCTACTGAAAGGCTATCCGGTCACACTCAACCGTCAGTACATCAGACCAATAGATTACTCCAAAGGAGATAAGGTAGAAGTGCGCACATTCGGAACCTATTGGAACCTCGTTCCTGAAGAACAGATTTGGGAAGATGAAACCAAAGGAATCATATTCATTAAACGCTGGATATTCCAGCGCGAGGATTCAGTCAGAGTGACGTACAGGTGGGGAAAGACAGGCGGAGTTCCCGAAGATATTAAGATGTGCGCTAAACTAATCGCATGTCAGCACATCGTCAGTACGGATTGGTACAGAGCCAAGTTCCCGCAGTCTCCGGAGTTCGACCCCATACGCGGAGAAGTCGTCATGCGCTGGACTTGGGATATAAAGAACATCTTGAAGAATTATCAGCACGATTCAGCGATAGGATTCCTATGACCGATACATATGAGTTTGACAACGACAAGTTGATAGGTAAACTCATAGAGGACAATTGGTCACTCACAAATCGCAAAGTTAAAATCTATTATGATGAGGGGACCAATCCTCTGTCGCACGACTTCAAGTCCAATCCCATAGCAATCAAAATATACATGGGTAATTCAATCTCCACTCCGCAAGGTATATCGTTCGATTCGGAACGCATATTCAGAGACGTCACATTCAGCATACGCGGCCTCAAACGTGAGGATGTGGTATTAGCAAAGGATGAATTAAGGCGCATCATGGCCGAGCATCGCAAATACCCGTGTGGTTATTGGGACCTGGCAACCTACCTCGGAGAAGCGAGAGTTCCTGAAACGTATAACTTCTATCACTATATGGTGACATACAAATTGAAGAAGTATTACGCGGTACTTCCAGACATTACATGGAACGGGTAACAACGTACTTTAATAACACCAAAGGAGTGAGGGTAACGAGTATAACCCCCAAACGGGAGTCGGAGAGAGGATTATGAGCGGATATAGAGTAGCAATCGGGTGGGGAAATCTCACAAGGGGCGCGAACGAGAAAATAAGCGATTTACCTGCGGGTATGACACCTATGCAATGTGTCGCTTCGCTGACGGGAAGGTTTGGAGGAGGGCTTACGCTTTCTCTCAACAGGAACAGGAACGTCAATTACCATCAGGACATAGGACAGAGGGAATTCACCATCGCGTCCACGGGAATGTACGAGTGTGATTGGAGCCTTGAAGGACTTTTCACACCGCAGTATGTGGAGTGGATGGAATATGCCTTCATGTCAGATATGATAAAAATCGATAAGGATTCTAAATTCGGACCTACCTTCGGAGGAAACCCTGCCACAGCAGTTACCAATCCGGGCGATGGAGATATTGGGTACGTGGTGAATGGTTCCACCTGGTGCAAACGCCCGCTGACGGGTAAGTTGTTCAAGGAACACCTCACACTCATCGGTTCGTCCAACATGGTCATAAAGAGGTTCGGATACACCAACCTCGATGGAGTAAAGACCTTCGACCTTGGGTTCGTTCAGAACAACAAGACCGCATCCAATGGAGGATATTCCGAGATTGGAGTTCTAGTAGGATGTGCAGTCGCCAACTTCTCTTTGTCGTATGAGAATGGGGCAGACGCGGCGGTTAAATTGTCGATAGACGGACACGCGCTCTGCGATTACATTCAGGTCATAGACCAGAACTATGACTATTTAGCGCTCATCCAGCCCTCGCCCAACAGAACTCTTGTGGCGGGGTGTATGAGCAGACATGACGGAACCACTTGGGACCCGATTGCACAGACTGATTCTGCTAGTATGAGCATATCCAACAACCTGACCAGGCTCGGTAACTGTCTTAGGACGACCTATTCGGGATATGCAATGGCGGCTCTCACATATTCCGTGAACACCTCCACTTACAGTAACAACCCCAACAAATACAAGGCCGCGATGTATGGATACGCGACAATGACCCCTGTATCAGGCGCTACCACTAATATCTACTTCCCTGGCAAACAGCCCTACGGGATACCTCGCATGAGAATAAGAGTCGATGATACCGATGCCGTGAATCTCACAGCGACCGCATTCCTCGACATTCTTATGGACGATGTTTATATAGGTGGACTTAGTAATACCTATGATGTCGAGAATGCAATCATGGACCAGCCCGAACTCCGCCCCAAACACGTGGAAGTCGTGGTCGGATATACTGCACCTTGATATTCAAACACGGATGTGTGAAACATGACAACAGGATTTATGCCTAAGGTGAAAACCAAAGCGATTCCCCTGGAACCCTTCGGAGGTTCCGGGGAAATCGTAGTGAAAGGAATGACGGGCGGTATGAAATTGGAGTTGGGGGAACACCTTGCGAAATTAGCACGCAAGGATAATATCTCCTTCTCCAATAAAATGACCTCCGATGAAGAATCGTTGCTCAACAGCATGTACAACTACGAGAGTATAAAATTCATATTCAAAAGATGTATCGTGTACTATCCCGGGCAGGTGAACGGGGAGGAAATATCGGAGGAAACATTGGGCGACATGTCTGATGAGATGCTGAATGTGATAAGTAAAACCATAGGGGACCTCGGTAAGTTCCCTTTATCTCCGACAAGTGGGGAGAACACGCCGAAGAACGCTCCATTGCCTATTACCAACGACAATTGAAGCAGGGGACTTCTGACCCTAAAATCATCGAGTTGACCGTTAAGGCACAATGGATGATGAACGGGGGGAAGTCCTCGGCTGATTGGGATGCGCTCCCGTTGGCAGACCAAACACTTTTAATTATTGATTATTCGTCTAAATTAGACGTAGAACACAATAGAATGGTTAATGCGGTAAGAGAGGGAGTGTATGCCAAGCCAAAAAGGAACATCGAGCAGTAATTTTGACGAGGCGCAGTTCATCGCAGATGTTGTGAGAGGGCTGAATGAAACTCAGGCATCCTTGCTTGCGATGGCTCCCACATCCGACAATCCCTACGAAAATGATAGATACGTAAGTACACGTACAAAGGACCTTGGTGGGGGGAAAACCAATGTAAAAAGGCTCGATTATGGAGGAAATCAGGCGAGCAACCTGCATCTGAACGAATTAAATTCGTTTAAATACGCCTTAGATAATCTAACCAAGGCACAGAGCATTTTGTCAAAGGCGAAGGGTAATAAAAACAAACTTAATGTGATATACTCGAAAGAGTTTGTGGAACTCCTCGACGGTGCATCCATTGGTATGACGGGTGCGACAGGGCATGGTGTAGAGAAATTAATCACCATGTTCGATAAGAACACAGGTGCATATAAGAAAGGTTTCAAATCAGGCACGATGAACGCCGACGTTTCCATGCTCGACCGTGGCAGAGTTCTAGTGGACTCGATGATGGCCACAATCGAGAAGGCCATGGGCAGGAATCCTGTCAATAAACACATCACACGCGGAGGACACCTAATGGACCGCCCCGACGTGTCTGGCGCTAAGGCTGTACGTTTTGGGAATACCAGAGTCGTCGCAGAGGCCGATAAAAGATACGTTCATGAATTAGCACGTTTCTTTCTAAGCGGTGAATTTCCCTCACTCCAAGAGGGAACAGACAAATTATTGAATCCCAAGAATCTGAATGGATTCAGTAGAAACTCGCAACGTGAGTTCAAAGCACTCTCACAGGATGCGCAAGGTCTGTTGAAACAGATGGGCGTGATGCAAAAGGTTACAGGGCAGGAACATGAATATGCAGGGATAACAGAAGCATTAGGCAAGTCGGCCTCGTTCCTCCAATCATACGCGGGAATACATGGAGAGGATTGGTGGCAAGAGGAACACTCCCTAACAGGGGCGGAGGGGATAGTCAGAGACATCCTCACTAACCCCGACCTAGGGGGCGACAAAGTTCTCAAAAATTTAAACATCCCCAATATGTCTAGTTTAATGACGGCTTTGAATAAAGACCGCCCGAAACTGTCACAATTAAAGCCTACTAAAAATAATTTAGTCATGGGAACGATAAAGGCCATATTGTCAGAATATGGAGAGGAAATAATACCGGGCGAGAAAGGATTATTGGGCAATATAATTAATCCCTCCCAAGTGACAACACTCTTTCGGAGGATGATGAGTGACAGGGAGAAGGTCTCACAATCCAATGTACAACCCATAGTAAATACAAGCAAGACTTCTAATACTAGTGGAAAGAGGGGAAGAAAGAAGAACGCAACCCCCTCCACACCTAACGGAAATGGAATAGGGGCAGGTGGAGGAGGCGGAGGAAGTAGTGGCGGTATAACTGCGCAAACCATACTTGCCAACTTAGGTATAGATGATAGTAATCTCACGCAGGGGTTCAGTAACAATACAATCTCTAAATCCAAACTCAGGCAGAGAAGGCGTTTATTAGATACAGGGCAAATAGATACTAAACAATTCATATCGGCCCAAAGCATACTCGATAATTCAGGCGTAAGTAGCCCAGCATCCGCTATACAGCAAAGCGGTGCTTCTACGGCCAGCATAATCACCAACCTTGGTCTCAAAGGCACACTATCAAAGAAAATCGCAGAGGTTGTCGCATCCAATTTAGATGATGTTTTGAAAACCGCAGTTGTTCAAGCACTTTCTGACCAATACCAAATAGATAAGAAGGCCAGAGCGCAGAAGAGAGAGGCCGCCGATAAGTTAGAACTTCAAATCCAGAAAGACCAAGCCTTAGCCGAAAGGCAGAGGATAGCAGAGGAATACAAGAAGGACGGCGAACAGAGGAAGAAGGACGACAGAGAATCTGAACGGCTGAGGAAGGAAGCAGAGAAGAATCAGAGGGAAGCCGACAGAGTAGCGAAAGCGAAAGCCAAAAAGGAGAATGATTGGGATTCCAAATATGACATCCCTAAGAACTTTAAAGCCATCAAAGGTATGGATTTCTCCAATGGCTTCACGGGGCGTGCAAATCTACATAATTTGTCTCCTGCTAAGATACTGATGGCGTATTTGGCTCACGGACAGGAGGCGGTAGAGGACGGACTTCCGGCAGACAATGACTACCTGGAAAAGGCTCTTGGAAAAACGAGCGATGCAAACGTACACAACCTCATTAAAGGCATATACGGCCCGAAGGTTGACGAATCCAAACAGGCGGAGTTCTTAAAACACCTCAAAGAAACAAGCCCTCGGAGTGCAGTCCTAGACGATTGGGATGCCCGCATTGAAGAAAATGAATGGGGGATGGCTAAGAAAGGTAGTGGATTTTCCAAGACAATAGTTCAGACTTCCAATCTGTTTGACAAGTTGGGGGATGCAATGGAGAAGTTCTCCAAGGCCCTCCTTTCAGTCACAGATGCAATGGGAAAGTCGGGAGAAGGCCTCGGCGGAAGTATCGCCAATGTTCTATCAGACCCTGTTGGTTCATTCATGGGATATATGGAAGCAGGGGCAGGGCTTGCTTTCGGCACAGGGCATGGAATCGGGGGAATGGTATCGGGCGCAGGAGGGATGCTGAAAGGCGGCGGTTCCACCTTGATGAAAGGTAGCGGGGAAGGCGAAGGCAAAGGAGGAGGGGGCGGAGGAAAGGCCGCAATCGCAGGGGCCGTGTTGAACATAGTCGGAGGAGGATTGGAGATATTAGGGGGAGGAATATCAATGCTCACCTCTATGATTCAATCGGGATTCCAGATATTCACAGGGATGTTATCGGGCGTATTGAAGTTCATTAAGCAGATTGCTGAAACGTCGCCACTCATCAAAGCCATGATGGAGATTCTAAACCTCGCATTCACCTTGGTATTCCTTCCGATGTTCACCGTTCTAGGTGACTTGTTGATGCCCTTATTCGTAGAAATTCTCGATTGGGCAATAGACTTCGGTGAAACCAATGCAGAACTCTTGAAGAACATATTCCTCGCAGAAGATGAAAACGGCAAGACCATGATAGACAAACTCAAAGAGATGTGGTTGGGATTGCAACCGCTAATCGAGAGAATGATTACCGAGTTCCTGCCAGAAATATTCAAACTGATGCCGAACCTCTTGGAGATGGCAATCGGCATTGTAGATATGTTCCTCAAAAACAAAGAGAACATATTGAATATGTTCAAAGAAGGATTGAAGGTCTTTGAAAAAATCGTATCCACCAATTGGTTGAATACGCTACTTGATTTTTCGACGACGATGTTGAAATTCATGTCGGATAATTGGCATAGAATCATAGATATGTTTGAGGGCATAGTTCGCATTACGAAAAGTGTGTTAGATATTTCAAATGTGATAATGTTTATAACGGATTTCATCACAGGAAACACAGGCATCCAGAAAATAGCCAAGGGGGGCATATCAATTATGCTCGACCAATTAGGTGATACAATAGGCTTGGCAGAGGGAGGATACGTTCCCGCCCGCCCAGGTGGCACGCTCGCCATACTCGGAGAAGGCGGTCGCGGAGAAACCGTTGTACCCGATGGAGAGCCGTTCGGCAACACAACAGTTTACAATTTAGAATTCAATGGCCCCGTGTACAATCAACGCGACTTAGAGCAGACCATAACAAAGGTTATAAATAGTTCCTCGAACAAAGGGTATTACAGGTGATGTAAATGCCGATGCCAAATGATTCACGCGAATATTCGATATGGATTTCAACAATCCCTTACGCTTCGGCAAGTAGCGGATTCAATGATTCCGCATTCATGTTCGTAGGTACCTCCAAATCCTTCCCTTACAACATCAGTTATAATAATTCGCTGATGGGAGTATATGGCCTTGGTACGGCTGGGGCTGTATTTGTAGATGGCATAGGCGGGGCCGTCGGTAACATTCAGGTCAAAGCGGTGAGA